CGACGAGCCTGGACCTGCAGGGCAGGCTCGCCAACATCGTCTTCGACGGGCCGGCGTCCTATCTGAAGGACTCGGGACCGGAGAAGTCGCTGATCGCCGGTGAGACCACGCCGATCCGCAAGCTGTACAGCAGCCAGGCCACATTGGTTTCGACCAACGCCTTGTTCATCGAGGGCTTGAACCGGGAACCGAAGACCGGGGACAAGTCTCTGGCGTTGCAGAAGCGGCTGGTGCGCTTCTCGTTCGTACGGACGTACGAGCTGAACTACTCCTTCGAGCACCACATGCTGAGCCAGGAGATGCTCGGCGCGTTCCTGGCCCTGCTGCTGGAGCACTACGTGCAGCCGGGCCAGATCCACACCAGGCTCCGGCCGACGATCGACAGTCAGATGCTGCAGCTGGAGCAGATGCACACCAACAGCATGCCGTTCCAGTTCATCGCATGGTTCGACGAGAACGACGCGCTGTCTGCGGAGGGCCTGCTCGGCGAGCAGATCCCTGACGTGGCCGCCAAGTTCAAGCAGTGGCGGCTGGCGGAGATGGGCGACTTCAACGCCTGGAACGACAAGGACGTCGAGCAGATGCTGACGCCCCTGTTCGTCACCGAGCGCAAGAGCAAGCGCATCAACGGCAAGGTCCGCAAGGTCCGAGTCATCACTGGGTTCCGGCTTCAGCTGACCCAGTTCATCGAGTACCTACGAGGAGAGGAGGAGGCAGATGGAGCAGCCTCTGACAGTGGCACCACCGTGGTGGATGACGGAGACCTACGCCTTGTCGAGCCTCCTGCCGGAGACTGAGGTCAAGAAGCTGGCCGGCCCGTTGGGTCCGGCCTTCGTGCAGGTCTTCGAGGACGGGTCGACGGCGCCGGGTTGGGGCGGCACGTCGTTCATCCGCAAGTACAACCGGTCCGCGTTCAGCGCCCGGCGTGCGCACGCCATCTTCGATCGGCACCGCACGCCGTTCGCGTTGGTGATGCGCTCGGTGTCGATGGTCTGCCTGGACATCGACGGCAAGAACGGCGGCTTCGAGAGCGCTGCGGCTCTGAACCTGCCACTCACCATGGCGGAGACGAGCAAGTCGGGCAACGGCTTCCACCTGCTGTACCAGGTGGATGACCACTGGAGCCCGACGTTCGGGTTCGACCGCCTGCGCGATCGGATCGGCTGGCGCACGGGCATCGACGTCCGAGCGACCGGCTGCGTGTACCACTACCCGTCGCAGCGGTGGAACACGCGGGCACCGGCGCAGCTGCCGGAGTCCATCCTGACCGACCTCGAGATGGTCAGGGACGACATGGTGGCGCGGATTGCCACCCTTGCCGCGCTGCGCACATCCACCGATCCGGACGACAAGATGGAGTTCCTCATGCTGCAGACCAGCATCCAGTCCAAGCTCACCGCACCGATCCCGGCCGGTCGCCGGAACAACACGCTGTTCGCCATCGGCGCCGAGATGAAGGTGGCCGGCATCGTCGGCTGGGCCGAGCAGGTGCACGACCGAGCGGTCGAGCTCGGGCTCGACGCGGACGAGGCCGACAAGCTGATCAAGAACATCGAGCGCTACGGCGTGTGAGTGACGTGGCCCCACCCCCGTATGAGGGGGGTGGGGCCACGTTCTTTTTTTCTGTTACATTCTTGGGCGTGACCACCACGGTGCCCACGCCCTTTCGGGAGAGTAGGGGCAAGAGCGATCTCGAGAAGCAGCGCGAGATCGAGAGGTTCCTGCAGTCAAGGTTTGACAAGGATGCCCGGCCGCGCACGAGTGGAGACTCGCGCGCGGCACCGCGTGGAGTAAGGAGCGCGCTCGACCAGCTGATCCTGTCCGATGAGGAGAGAGCAAAGCTGCCCGAGACCAAGGACAAGTTCCTGGTAAGGGAGAACCCGCACCTGATCCAGTGGGAGCGCGAGGTCCGCAAGTTCCTGCGCAAGCTGAACCCGAACCACGGGCACCGGGTCAGCGCGGCCATGGTCTACGAGTGGGCCACCGGGATCAACATCGCTGAGCTGTACAAGGCCGGCGGCACCGCGGGCGCGCACCTGCGCAGCATCAACCGGATCCTGGTCTACTACTTCGGCAAGCCGTACATGACCTACATCCTGGGCCGCAAGGTGCCGAAGGCGTACCGCGTGCCGCCCGGCTGGTACGTCACCAGGCACCGGCCGATGACGCTGACGCTGTTCCACGAGTGGAGCAGCAAGACCCTGCAGGCGTGATGAAGCCGAGCTTCGGTGATCTCGTGGCCGTGCTGATCTGGTGCGGCGCGCTGGTCGGCGGCGCGTACTACATCGCGTCCGGCTGGGGCATGGGCTTCGGTGGACCGTGGAGCTGGTTCTCGTGGTGACCTACACCACGGAGCCGGACGGCACCCGGGTGTACGCCAAGGGCTGGCGGTACAAGCCGCTCGAGCTGCACGAGCGCAAGTACCGGGTGCTCAAGCCGGCGGACGCCGAGGAGCGTGGCGCCGAGCGGTTCGCCGGGAAGTGGTGGTACCCGCTGGACCTGGTGCCCGACGAGGCCCGGGCGTGGCCATGGACCAGGGACGACGCCGAGGCCGTCGAGCACGAGCTCGGCTGCCTGTGCCACGTGTGCCGCACGGTGGACCGGGTGAAGCGGCTGAAGCGGGAGCGCCTGTTCAGAGGCGGATGACTCGCTCGGCCAGCTCGGAGTCGGCCAGCGCCCCACCCTCGAGGCGCTGCAGGATCTGGGCGATCGAGTCCAGGTCCTTGGCGAACACCGCCTGCAGGATCAGTGTCGCCGCGGTGTGGTCGAGCATGTCTTTGCTGGACTGCCACACCTGCTGCACGGTGCCGAACCGCTGGTTCCACAGCCACGCGATACGGGTGTCGATGCTCTTGCGGTGCGCGTCCGGGACCTGGGTACGGAACCGGCGCTCGGACAGGGCGAGCTCATTCGCTGCCATCGGTGATCTTCCCTCCGGTCAGGTCGCTCATCACCAGGCGCTGGCCCTGCTTCTGGTAGGGCTCGGTGCCTGCTCGGCGCTTGCCGGCGAGGTAGTTCATGATCAGCCGGCGGGCCCTGTTCGCTCGGGTCATCGAGCCGCGGACATTGACGTCCGGCTTGTTGGCGATGTCGTACAGGGTGCGGGCGATCAGCTCGCCCGTGTGCATCATGATGACCTCGTCATCGAGCGGGACCGGGTAGTCGGCCACGTGCTGCAGTGCCTCGCGGACGGTGCGCTTCTGCATCAGGACGCCCTCCAGATCCCGGTCCAGTCTTCGGTGTAGCTGGTAGACGCGGATGCCTTCGGGTCACGGTCGTCGAAGAACTGACCGCCGAAGAAGTCCAGCTCCTTGGTGGCCTGCACGATGTAGCGCAGCGCGTCCATCATGTGGCTGTAGCGGTCATGCAGTGGCTTGGACGTCCACTCCTGGAGCTTGGTGTTGAACTCGTACTTGTACTGCTCCAGGCACTCGATCAGCCACTCGTTGTTCGAGTTGTGGATGATCGTGTTGTACAGCTGCATCCGAGTCTGCTGGATGTCGGTGACCAGGTCGTAGTCACCCTGCCTGCTGTTGGGGATCTTCCACACCTTGCCGGACTTGGCGAGCACGGAGATGTGCGGGAACTTGCTGCGCATCATGTCCGCCGGTGTGGTGTTCACCGCCTTCTCGTGGTGCTCCGCGTCCCACGGCAGGATGATCCGCGCGAGCTGACCGAACCAGTGCTTGGTTCGCAGGATGTCCACGTACTCCGGCAACGCCTTGCCGTGACCCTCGCCACTGTCGTAGAGAAAAAGTTTTCCGTTGAACCACTGGAACGCGATCCAGCTGGTGGCGTCGGAGTGGATACCGGAAGCGCCGATGTCGAACATCACGTACACCGGGTGTCCCTGGTGCAGGTTGAAGTCCTCGATGCGCTTCTCGGCGATCATCTTCATCAGCGCTTCGCCGTAGACGGCAGCAGCGTCCATCTCCTCGAAGGAGACGTGGTACTCCTGCTCGAACATCCGGGTGTTGCCGAAGCGCTTGAGGTAGGCGTCCTCGATTCGCTCGAGCTCAGCCTGCGTCAGGATCGGCGCGAGCCCCTCGCGCTTCATGATCTTGTTCAGGTCGTCGATGGTGCGGGTGATGACCTGTGCCTCGGGGTTTCCTTCGAGGCTGGCGATCAGCTGCCACAGCGAGTTGCGCCGACGGCCACGTGGGGTGGACACCACCATCAGCCGCTTCTTCTCGGCGCGGTTCTCCAGGATCGGCATCAGCCGGGGGATCGGGTCCTCACGGTTGAACAGCGCGAGCTCGGTGACGGTGTAGTCCTGGAAGGCGGTGCCGACACCGGACTTGTCCTGGCCGGACTGGAAGTACCCCTGCAGCTTGAGCCGGCTGTGGTTGGAGAACCGGCCCTCCATGACCGTGTCCTTCCAGTCCACGTGCTCGGGCGGCACGTTGTCCTGCAGGCCACGGATGTACTCACCGGACACCGGGTCGAGGTAGGTCTTGTCCCAGAGGATGTCGCGGATCATCGGGTTGTTCAGGCTGATGTACACGCCGGTGGTCTTCGGCGTGCGGAGCCGGGCGTCGCACTGCTCCATGGACGCGGCCACGTCCTTGCCCGATTGCCGAGGCAGTACGGCGAGGCCGTACCGCTTGGAGCGCCACATCTGGTGGAGCTCCTCCTGGTACGGCCTCGGCACGTAGTGCGTCGGGAACTTGACCATCAGTGCGGGGCGTAGAACCTGTCGATGATCTCCGCCTTGGTCATGCCCTCGAGCTCCTCGCGGGTGATCCCGTCCTCGCTGAAGGCGGTGAGGGTGTAGTTGATGATGTCGTCCTTCAGCCAGTGGATGTCGGGGATGCCGTCGCCACCCATGTCGCCGTCGACGACCCCGTCGCGGTCCTTGTCGAGGTCGTCGCCCGGCTCGCCACCGGCGACGAACAGGGCCTCCAGAGGCAGCTCCTGGTCGACGGACTCGAGGGTGGAGTCGGCCTCGGCCGCCTCGCGCTCCTCGTTGTCGCGGTCGGCCGCGGCCGCGAGGCCGTCGGTGTGCTGGACGTACTGCTCGCTGATGCTCTCCGGCATGAATGCCGCGGGCTCGGTCATGGTGTCTCCTCAGATGCGGAAGTTGGGCAGACCCAAGGTACCGAACAGCGTGGAAAAATCCTCCTCGCTGTCGCTGGCGCTACCGGCCTTGGATCCGATGCCAGCCTGCGGTGGGTCAGCGGCCTGCTGGCGGCCCGTGGCGGGGGCTGTGGCGGGCGCAGCGGGCGCGGCTGGTGTGGC